AGGCATCCGGGAGATATGGATAGACCATCCCGAAGTGGCGTTGAACACGCCGACGTTCGCGGCAACCAGAAGATCGCGGATGCCTTCAGATGGGCTAGACACCAGAAGCCTCCTTGTACAGAGCTATGCAGCGGCGTCGAATCTCATCAGCATCTTCAAGCAGCGGCCCCTCCAGAAACTTGGCCCGTGCAGGCGGGTCATGGTGATATTCCAGATTCTCATGCTGGATGATGGCGTAATGAGGCTTGCCGCCCTTTCCATACCCCATCTCAGCGACCACCTTGCCGCGGAAGGTACGCACCTCCAGATAACCAGAATCTTTGAGCGCCCCTGTCTTTTTGGGCACGATAATCTGGGATCTGTCGAAGGTGGGTTGCAGAGCCTCTTTCAGGATCTTGGCGGTCTCGCCCTCCATATGCACAATCCAGGCCTCAAAGTTCTTGAGCACGCGCTTGAATTGTTCCCGCACATCGAGAATGCCAAGCATATAGCTGTCGCTCATGCTGTCACTAAGCCGCCGGGGCCCGACATGAACTTTGAGCGGGATAAAACGCCTGCCTCTCCTACCGCTCATAGGAATGCCCTCCGTTCGGCGACAACATTCCGGAGATCCGGGATCTTGATCATCCGCTTGATTTCGTAGGCACCGTCTACTGAGGTAGGGTCGGTTGCAGTAGAAGTGCCTAGATAGAGATAGCCCCCAACGACAACATCCTGAGGCACAAACACAACAGCCCTGCTCACCAGGATCTCGCCCTGTTCATTGGTGAACTGCTCTTGGCGTTCTTCCCACCGAACCTGCATTGTGATAGGCGCGGCATAGGTATAGCCCCCAGTACCGTTTGGCATGGGGGCTCCCCAGTATGTGGCCGTCTGCTTGTACCCCCTGCCGATCATACGACTCTCAGTTCCGCCTTCTGTATGGGGGCTGCCATCGAAGCAAGAGTTCCGCTGGTGTCGAAAGCGATAGCCTGCTGCCCCCACAACGTCGCGCCCAGCCCCTGGCCACCCTTTGTGCTGTTGATGCTGGCGTACTTCTCCACTGACTCGCCCACCTCTTTGTGCGTAAGCCCGCCCTTTTCGAGGGTGAGCGTCGCGAAGTGGGCCGCCAAGTACAGCGTGATCATACGCTGACGAGCTGCTGACAGCCCCGCATTGGCCAGATTTTCCGTCACCATCAGATCGGCATGATCGATCTGGGCAGCAAGACTGATGCTGGTCTCGCTGCTGTTGATCAGCGCATGCACTTCACTGGAGGTGATGTCGGTTGCCATGCCTTATTTCTTTGTCTCGGCTGCCTGTACCTGCGCTTCGGGAGGAGCGGAAGCCTTTACAAGCTCGAACTTGTCTTTGAACGCCTCCGCCTGTTCGAGGGTCAGCATCACCACCTGCCCAGGCATCACCACACGCCTGGAACCATCGCTATCGATCACCTGGTGCTTGCCCCGCACCAGCCTCGCCTTCACCAAGTCTGCCATTTCATGTGCCTCCTAGCTCGATTTGATCTAATGAAGGGCCCGAAGGCCCCCCTAAGTAGTGGCATACAACTTGCCAGCTTACGAGAAGTGGACGATGCCGGACTGGCCGATGTAGTCACCGGTGCGCACGCGGGGAACCATGATCGCCATGACCTTGAAGTTCATCTGCATGCCCCCGTGCGATTCCCACATCACCATGGTCGGCTGGATGCCGTTGACCATGTCGACCACATCCCGAGTCATCTGCACCATGAGAACGTTCGTGCCCGTGAGGTTCGAGGTCGGGCGGACATCGATGATGTTCGGGATGGCTTTGACGCGCTCGAGGATGGTACGATCCGAGTTGGCCTTGAAGTCATCGGCCATGTGGACGTAGGCAGGATAGGGGACGTAGATCATGTACGGACCGTACATGTTATCCCCAACAGCCAGGTTGATCATGCTCAGCACGTCGCCGACGATCTGAGCACCGGTCGCCGTTGCCCAGTTGGCCGTCACCGAACCGGTATTGCGGTTGGTGGCGGTCGTATAGCCATAGATCGTGCCGTTCGTACCGCCGACCGTCACCCCCGAGAACAAGATCGACTCGATCTTCTCCGACACGATCCGAGCACACAGCTGTGCTTGGGTCACATCCAGAGGCTGCCCGGTCGTCCGACTGGCTTCCAGCACGCGCACGTTGATCTGGAAGTCCTTATGGATGATCGGAATGGGCATCGAATCGAGATTGAACAGCACCCGATCACGGCTTGCATCCGTGATACCGGCCATGTTGACCTCGGCATCGCCCATGTCGGAGATTTTCTCCCACTCGAGCCTGGTCGTGCCGAGAGCATTCGGGAGGTTGAAGACCAACCCGCGCGATACCAGATCGCCAACTGCAATCAGACGTTCGCGAGCGACCTCGACGATTGCCGTGTCGTAGGCGACCCACTCTTCCTTGCGTAGGACGTCGTTTGTTCGGAGTGATTCCACGCGGAAACCGTTGGCCAGCAACCGCTGTGCTACCGCCCCCATACCGATTGTCCCGCCGGACCCATTGCCGGCAATGACGTCCATATTCACTTTCTGAGACATGATTTCAGATCCTTCCTGTGTCTGGAGTCTGCCGTCTGGCGTCAGATCACTTCGACCAAGCAACGGACGGACGAGCTGCCGCCGGAGTTGTTGACCGCCTCGAGAGCTCGGAACCGAGCCGACATCCGGCTGGTGTGCGGAGTCGAGCCCGAAGCAACGACCTTCCTGAGGGTGCCTGCGACCGATCCGATCTCCAGGATGTCGCCGATGACGATGGCGGGAGCACCAGCACCGATCAGCGCGTAGAACTCACATCCCGGACCGAGAACTTCGATCAGCACGTTGTCGTTTGTCGCATACGCGGTATTTAGATCCTTGCCGAAGATCTCGTTCTCGATCGCCACCCACGTGGAGGTCGTTTCTGCAGCACCGTTGTGCGGGACGACGGTATTGCCGGATTGCAGTTTCAGCACGTGACCGGGGGTAATCGCAGCACCGGCAAGACGCTCCTTGCGGATCCCGTTCCCCTTCACGACTACGGTATTTGCAGCCATTTGAGAATTCCTTTCATGTCCTGTTTTGCCTGAGCACGATCATCAGACGGCAGTTGCAGCCCTCTTGATCTCGAAGGCCTGCGGCGGCGGAGGCGCCCAGCGATCATCCACCATGTTGGTGCGCGGAGCGGACGGCGGTGCATAGGTTACCGGAACACTGGCCAGTTTGACCAGCCGCTCCAGATCGCGGACAGACATCGCGCGCAGCTCGTCTTCGGTGTAGTCGCAGCGCTCGGTAGCCTTCAGGTTGGTGATGAGCGAGGCTTTCTTCTCTGCGTGGAGTCGCAGGCTCTCCTGCAGAACTTCACGCACTTCCGCAGGGGCCTGAGCAATGTATTCAGCAGCCGTCAGCACTTTGGGCGTGCTGGGCGTGCTGGGCGTGCTGGGCGTGCCGCTTGCGCTGGGTACGCTGGGGGTGCTGTTTGCGGTGAGGGCTGCGGTCGCAATTTGGGCCGACTCGGGCGTCACGTCACCGGCTGTGACTTCGGTCGCCCCGTTGTCATTGTCCTTCGACATGACGGGCTCTCCTTGTTTGGGGGTGGAAGTAGAAGTGAAAGTGGTGGCGTTAATCGCCGACTGCCCCTCATCGGAGCAGGACATCTTGCCGACAGCCTCGGAGACTTCGAAGACCTTCTCCTCCGATGCCGGCAGAGAATTTGCTTCAGTCACTGCAGGTTCTCCCTTGTTACAGGCTCCATTACAACCGCAGTCGCAGGCGCTGTCGGCGCTGTTGGCGCTGTTGGTGCTGTTGGTGCTAGACTTGACATACCGAAATGTGTTGATCCTTGGAGCACCACAGCCGCCGGCGATCGAACATGCCCCCAAAGTGCCTGCAGATAGAAATGCAAGATGATCGGGAGCAATAGAACGCCAGATGCCCTTATATTCCAGCCCCTGATACAGCCCCGAAACTCTTTCGACAGTAGCGAAAAGGCCGGTAGACAGCTCGACCATCTGGCCGCCCTTGATGCGGTCTACAGTGGCAACAAAATCACCGCCCAACTCATTTGCTCTGGCAACGTCGATCCAAGCCTCGGTCTTCAGCTTTAGGCCATCCAACCGTGTGTTGAACAGCACCCCGAATGACCAATCACGTAGGATCTCGGGGGAATTTGCGCTGACATAATGGCCATCCACTCTCGGGTGATTTAACACCAGCGGCCGGCCGTCCCACGCAGAAGGATAGCGGCCAAATTCAGATGCCAAGGCCAGTTCGGGATGTTCGGCATTTGCCGAATGAAGCACCCCCTCGACAAGAGCAACAGCAGGCACAACTAGGTACTCGCGTCCCATAAAGGACTCGGTACGGACCAGGTCCGTAGAGGCTTGCGCCTGGATATTGAACACCATCTGTTCCATTGTGACCATTATATAGTGGAATCAAAGGAAAATCAAGAGGGTTTTTGAGGGCCTCCTATTTTTTTGCTGCCCGCTCTTTAGCGGGGGAGCCGCAGTGTAGTAGCCCAGCGTTTACGGGCGTTGGTTTGCCGCCGCACCGATTGGCAGGCAACATATATCCAACCTGCCGATAGGAATTTGACATCAGCTATCTCCGAGCTCGAGACGATCTTCAGCATTCTGGTCGGGATGGGTGCCGTCGCCGAGTCTATCTCCCCCACTGCGACTGGGATCCCGCCGGCGACGGGGAACAGTGCCTTCGGTGACGTCTTTACGGTCGTCGAAGCTCGGGATGTCTCCTTTGAGTCCGATAATCGCACGCCCTTCTTCGGGAGTGACCACGGGGACGACGTCCGACAGCGCTTTCGACACATTCGCCAGGCTTCGGGCCTGTTGTGCGGAAGTTTGAGCGCGCTCCAGCGGGTTCTGCTTGAAAGCGTCCGGCCATTTATATGTCAGATCTGCGGGCTCGGGAAGGACGCCCAGTTCAACCATCTTCCGGACGAAGGGGTTTAGGATCACGGGTTCGGCAAATAGACTCCGGCGCTCCTCGATCTTCGTGGCCCAGTTAGCACGGTCTTGTTCGGATGCCAGCTGCCCCGCCTCTGATCCGAGTAAGATACGCTGGGGGATGCCGGTAGCACCTGCCAAAAGCGCGATCAGAACATTGAACGTTCCTCTAGGATCTGCTACGTCGGAGCCGAGGTTATGGATCTTGACGCCCTTGGTGCGGATTACCCTGCGCAGGTTGTGAAAGTATTCATCGATCTCTTCGCTCAGAGCTTCGGCATCATCGGCTTTGAGGTCCATCTCCTTGTCGACGTCGACCTGCATCCCACGGTTGGCCGTAAGCCAGAAAGTTTCGGCTGAGCCCCCAGCCGTTTTGATGATGTCGTCCAGAAGGTTGTAGACCCGCAACAGACGCGGGATGCCAAAAGTATCGTCTTCCAGAGTATTCTCAGCCACATGCAAGACTCTGGAATGGTGGACCTCAAAAGGCAGCATCTGCATCCCAGACTTGACAGAGCTTACAGAGCTGATCGTCGCGCTATTGACCGCTTCAGTCCTATTCGGGTTGATGCGATAGAGCGTTGGTTTGCCGAAACGCGGATTGCGGGGATCTTCCTCGTAGCGCAGGATCTCTGCTGTAGCTTCGGAATAAGGCTGCAGGTAGATAAGTTGGTGTTTGCGCCCCTCGCGGGCGGGCTTATCAAGCGGCTGGCCGTCATCCAGCCCGATCAGCAGGATGCTGTACCGGCCGATTCCGACGAGTTTGTCCAGCTGTGCAAGCCTGGTGTACAGATTATGGCGCTGCTGGAGGTTCTTCCATTCAGTGACGAAGGCCTGAGTGGAAGATTCTACCTCGGGAGGGCTAGACCATATAGCATGAGGTTCTGCTTCGACAACCCTCGCTGCAATATCTTGCCGGATGTACTTGTGGTACATATCCATGAAAGTGACGACTTTTCGGTAGCCGAAAGTCGCGTACAGATCGCGATTCCCTGAGAAAAGGGTGCCGAATAGTCCAGAAAACGCGCTGATTCGAGAGAGGATACTCACTTTTCAGACCCTCCGCGCAGGATTTGTGCGTTCTGCGCAAAAATGGGCGTTTCTGCGCAAAAGGTGTGCAAAAGGTGTGCAGAAATGCGCAATTTCTGCCGATTTTGGGTGGTTTTTGCGTGGTTTTTGGCAGTTTTAGCCATGTTTTTTGCCCCAGGTTGCGCCCGTTACGCGGATAGAAGCCGCAGCCCTGATCGTAGATGAGGTGCTGTCGCTGAAGATCTGCGGAGGCTTGCGGCCCCAAACAGGGCTCAAAGGCTTCTTGCTGAGCAGAGTGTTGTAGCCGATTGCGACTGTATCAACTTGGTCGTCGTGGTCTCCTGCAGGAAAATCGTTGAATTCGTCCAGGAATTCTTCATTCCAATGCCCCTTCAGGAGCTTGATTTTGCCGGCTTCAGCTGCAGCCAGCATCGGCATTGCACGAGTCACCTTGTTCGTCGTCGTCGTTACGCCCTCAACCCTGTATTGTGGGAGGACGTTTACTTTGTAGTGGGTGACTATTTGAGCGCCTGATGCTCCGGGCTCTTGCTCGATGATGATTTTGGTGTCGGTTCCGTCTGCTGCTGCTCGCGCTTGGACTGCCGTTTCGACGGTTTCGGGCGTCGTTCTCTTGCGCCAAATGTCGAGAACCCACATTTGCTGCGTCCTCGGATTGACAGCCACCAGGGTTCCGCACGACGGGTCATTTTCTTTGCCTTTACCACCACCAAAATCCCAGATCCTTGCGTAGACAAGCTCTTCCGAATACGGAACCTCGTCGACAACTTCGATCCAGTTGCGGTCAGTAAGCTTGCTCTCGTCAGATTCCGGTTCCTGTTGGAATAGCGCATTGAAGAACAGAGTGCCCAGCACTTTCTTCCGATCTTCAAGCTGTTCAATGTCGTATCGTTCTGGAAACAGGGGTTCACCTGGAGCACGTCCCAGAGGATCATTCGGACCTGCAATAGCCTGGAACTTGACATGCTCCCACTCGCCACCCTCGTCGATAGTGCCGAAGTGCTTTAGAATCCGACCGACCAGGTCGTCGTGGTGCCAGCGGGTTGCGATGATGATCATTGAACCGCCGGGTTCCAGGCGGTGATATGCAGTGCCTGTGAACCACTCCCAGTCAGCATCCCTCTTAGTCTTGGAGAGGGCTTCGGCCATGGTTTTGATGTAGTCGTCGATTAGGAAGATGTCTGCACCTTTACCGGTGATGGGACCTCCCAGACCAACACTAAGCATCCCGCCGCCTTTAGTGGTCATGAATTTGCCGACGGACTTCACGTCTTTGCGAATACGTTCATTCAGCAGATGCGGGTTGGCACTGAAAATATCGCGCACCTCTCGACCAAAGTCAGTCGAGAGGGAGTCGCCGTAGGTCGACAGAATGATTTCCCGATCGGGAAAGTTCTCCAAGCACCAGATAGGAGTGGCGATAGTAGCCAAACGGCTCTTGCCGTGGCGCGGGGGCCAGCTGATTATCAGTCGCCCGTTAGGCTTGATGATCGTCTGTGCGATCTTGAGCGAAGCTCGCAGCAGGAATTCTTTGGCAATCCACTGAGGATCGAGCTTGCTGTAGAGGGTTGCAGGCGTGAGCTTGTAATTCTGTGCCAGAGTCTCTGCTGCATGCCGAGCCAACGGGGAGGGCGGCAGCGGGCGCCGCGGGTGCGGGTGAGCGGGGTCACAGGTGATCATCCCAGCCTCCCGTTCCATTACATCCCGACGCCCTTCACGCTGTAGATCAGCACGACGCCGGTTGTGCCGTCGGGGATCGTCAGCACGTCC